TTACCTGTAGGAACTTGGATGGTGTCTGTAAAAGTCAATAATGATGACGTTTGGAACCAAGTTAAAGCAGGTGAAGTAAAAGGCTTCTCTATAGAGGGCTATTTTGCAGACAAAATGGATGGTCCTAAGGAGTCTTTGCCTGAAAATATGTGTTCAGAGTGTCTAGATGAATTAAACGCCGAATATGAGCTTCTAGAGGCCTTAGAAAGCCTATCTGAAGAGGTGGAATTAGAGTCTTATGGTGGATATCCTAAATCTGCATCAAATAACGCTAAATTAGGTATTGAAAGAAACAAAGAATTAGGTAATAAGTGTGCAACTCAAGTTGGCAAGGTTAGGGGACAGCAATTAGCTAGAGGTGAGAAGTTTACAGTGTCAACTCTTAAACGCATATATTCTTATTTAAGTAGAGCTGCTGAATATTATAATCCTAGTAAGCCTGAGGCTTGTGGTACTATAAGTTATTTGCTCTGGGGAGGTAAGAGTATGCTTAATTGGACAGAGTCTAAGCTAAAAGGTTTAAATGAGTTAGAAGAAGTTAATCCTTGTCAAGAAGGATATGAGATGGTCGGTTTCAAGACTAAAGACGGTAGAAAAGCGCCTAACTGCGTTCCCAAACAATAAATATGTCTACAACTAAAAACACTTCATATAGAGTTCACGTTCAAGACACCACCCAGGCTGAGGTAGATTCAGTTAATATAGAGAATGGTGCAATGCTACGCACTGATTCAGCTCTTTATATGGGGCATAACAATAATAACGTAGTTGTATATCCACAAAACGTTACTACTATTGGAGGTTGGGCAAGATATGATGACACCACCTACACTTCACTAAATAAACTATCCTTAGCGGATGGGGTTGAGGTTGTATTGCCTAATAACGCAGGAACTGTTTACAGAAGTCATCCTTCAATTACTTTTTACAACGGTACTAAGGTATTGGCGGTAAACGAAAACGATGTTTACCAAATAACAGTAGTTTTTAGATACTCTGCTGCTAATGCAAATCAAACTTATTTGAGTATGCACTTTGAAGGTGGTAATGGAACACCATACGACAGAATCAAAAGTGATATTGTTTTCGCAAAGGGCAACGATGTAACCCACGACTTTCACGGTGTATTCCAATACTACGCTGATGCAGATTTTGTGACCAATGGTACAGAGTGGAGAATAACCGCTAACGGTGGTACAGCTAAGATATGGGATATTATATATTTTATACAACGAACACAAAACGCAAATTTTAGCTAATGAAAAAAAGAATGAAAGAAACCCCAAGCTATTCTTCACCTAAGGGTGGCACAAGAGGATGCTTATGCAAAGATGGTAAGTCTTATTCTAAAAAGTGTTGTAACGGTTCGTTAAGGGCGCAAGGTATTGGCAATGTGACTGGTGACGGCACCTGAAAATACAACAGTTTTATTTTAATCAGTAATAATTATAAACATTAATTTATATGAAAGCAACAGAAATCGTTTCTAAACTGAAAGAAGTGCTTTTGTCTTCAACTGAGGAAGTGGAAACTCAAGAAGCTGCACCAGCAGAAGTTCAAGAGGATGTACAAGAAGAAGTACAACTTGAGTCTAACACTGAGGAGGTTAATGAAGAGGAAGTACAATTAGAGGAAGCTACTGACGTAGAGGCTTCTGAAGAAGTTGAGGCTATGGAGCCTGAAACTGAAATGTCTTACGCCACTAAGGAAGAGTTAGCGGAAGTTAAGGCTATGGTAGAAAAATTAATGGGTCAGATTGAGGCTAAAGAAGAATCTAAGCAAGAAGTTCCTCAAGAACTATCTGCTGACGAAGAGCCTTTAACTCACAGCCCTGAAAATGCAACTGAGAGCAAGAACTTAAACTTGTATGCTCAGAACGGACCACAAACAACTCTCGATAGAGTTTTAGCGAGATTAAACAAGTAAAAACACAATTATTTAAACAAACAAAATGGCAACAACTACATCAATTACTACTACTTACGCAGGAGAGTTTGCCGGTGAATATATCGCTGCTGCTCTACTCGAAGGTGCTACTATCTCTAACGGTGGTATCACTGTAAAACCAAATGTAAAGTTAAAAGAGGTTATCAAAAAAGTGGCTACTGACGATATCGTTAAGGATGCAACTTGTGACTTTGATCCTACTTCAACTGTTACACTAACTGAAAGAATCCTTCAACCAGAAGAGCAACAAGTGAACTTGCAATTATGTAAGAAAGACTTTGTAGCTGACTGGGAGGCTTTATCTATGGGGTATTCTGCGCATCACAATATGCCTTCTAAATTCTCTGACTTCCTTGTTGCACACGTTGCAGCTAAAGTTGCTCAAAGAACTGAGAACTCTATTTGGACAGGTGATACTTCTACAAACGGACAATTCGACGGACTATCTACTTTATTAGCTGCTGACGCTGCTCTACCTACTGGTAACGAAGTTGCAGGTACTACAGTAACTGCTGGTAACGTAATCGACGAGTTAGGTAAAATCGTAGACGCAATTCCTTCTGCACTTTATGGAGCCGAGGACTTAAACGTATATGTTTCTCAAAATATCGCTAGAGCTTATGTAAGAGCTTTAGGTGGATTTGGTTCTTCAGGACTAGGTGCTGCTGGTACAAACAGTATGGGTACTCAGTGGTGGAATAACGGATCACTAACTTTTGATGGTGTTAAGTTATTCGTAGCTAACGGTCTTGCTTCTGACACAGCTATCGCTGCTGAGAAGTCTAACTTGTTCTTCGGTACAGGTCTATTATCTGACCACAACGAAGTTAAAGTTATCGATATGGCTGATATTGACGGTTCTCAAAACGTAAGAATCGTAATGAGATTTACTGCAGGTGTACAGTATGGTATTGTTGATGACATCGTAACTTACGGTATCACTAACTCTGCTAACTAAGAATAGATAATTAATTAACTTAAGAGGGTAGGTGGTGATTTATCTACCTACCCTTTTTTAATATAAAATAATATGACTTGTGATTTAACTAAAGGTAGAAAAGAACCCTGCAAAGACGTAGTTGGCGGTCTAAAAGCGGTATACTTTATCGATTATGGAGATTTAGGTACTGTAGCAAAGACCGAGGATGAGATTACAGATTTGTCTGGAACTTTTACTGCTTATAAATATGAATTGAAGGGGAATAGTAGCTTCGAGCAAACTATCACTTCTTCTAGAGAGAATGGTACGACATTCTTTGAGCAAACGCTAAATTTGACTCTTAAGAAACTCACTAAAGAGGATCACAAAGAAATCAAGTTATTAGCATACGGAAGACCTCACGTTGCTGTTGAAGACTATAACGGAAATGTTTTTGTTATGGGTCTTGAACACGGAGCTGATGTCTCTGGAGGAACAATTGTAACTGGTGCTGCTATGGGAGATTTAAGTGGTTACACACTTACTCTTTCAGGTATGGAAGTACAACCAGCTAACTTCTTAGATGTTTCTGCATCTGCGGAGTCTAATGCAAACTATCCTTTTGACACTATAGATTCACTCGCATCAACTATTACTGTTACAGCAGGCACAAACAGTTAATAGTATTCGTTTGATAATTGAAGGGGGGTTGCAGAAATGTAACCCTCTTTTTTTTGAACAAAACTAATCTTATTTAGTTATACTTATATGATAAGGTTATTACCAAACACAAATACACAAACACTAAGTATTATCCCTCGACAATATATTGAAGCTAATGATTTAGCTTTAGTGATTAAAGAGGATGGTACTAAGAAGACAGAGACGTTGACAGATTTAACGTCTGTTGTTAATGGTAACTTCCTTGATATAGACTGCATCTTTAGTATACTATCTGAGGACAGTGGTTATTCAATAGAGGTTAAACAGGGTGATACTTTACTTTATAGGGATAAAGTGTATTGTACATCTAAAACAGATACAACGGTATCTCACACATTAAACACGGATAAATATAACCAATATGATGCCGAAACAGAAGACCAACAATATATTATAATATGAGTCGAAAAAACATAAGATCAGCTAGGAAAGTACAGACCCCAAAAGAAGTTAATCAAAGTATGAGGGTTATAAATCTATCTGGTTATGAAATCCCAACTGTAAAAGAGAATACTCGTAATGATTGGGTGGAGTATGGAGAGAGTAATGACTACTTCAACGAATTGATTGAGAGATATTTAGGTAGCCCAACAAACTCAAGATGTATTAACGGTATCGTTGATATGGTTTACGGTAGAGGATTAAACGCAACAGACTCAACGGAAAAGCCTGAGATGTTCGGTAAGATGCAAAGCATCCTTAAACCTAGTGATGTAAAGAAGATGGTTAATGACCTTAAGATGCTAGGTCAGGCTGCAATACAGGTTGTTTATAAGAACGGTAAGACAGAGATTGCAGGTTTATATCACTTCCCTATGGAGACTTTAAGAGCAGAGAAGGCTAAAGATGGTAAGGTAAAAGGTTATTATTATCACCCTGATTGGGCCAATATAAAGCCCTCTGACAAGCCTAAAAGAATCCCTTCATATAAAAACGGTAGTAAGACAGAGAAGATTGAAATATACTGCGTTAAACCGTATAGAGCAGGGTTCTATTATTATTCTCCTGTAGATTATCAAGGGTGTTTACAATACTGTTCTCTAGAGGAAGAGGTGTCTAACTATCACTTGAATAATATTAAGAATGGATTACAGCCTTCTTTATTACTTAATTTCAATAATGGTGTGCCTACAGATGAGATACAAGAACTTATTGAGAGAAAGATATATGATAAATTCAGTGGGTCTTCTAATGCAGGTAGATTTATCCTGGCCTTTAATGAGAGTTCAGAGACACAGGCTTCTGTTGAACCTATACATTTACCTGATGCACACGCTCAATACGACTTCCTTGCTAAGGAAAGTAGAGAGAAGATTATGATTGGACACGGTGTAGTATCACCTATATTGTTGGGTATTAAAGATAATACAGGTTTTGGTAATAATGCAGAGGAACTTAGAACTGCATCTATACTTATGGATAATATTGTTATTAGACCTTTCCAGACTCTACTTATTGATGCTTTCAAAGAGTTATTATCCTTTAACGGTATTATGCTAGACTTATACTTTACTACTCTACAACCAATAGAGTTTACAGAGTTAGACAATATTGCGACTAAGATTAAGAGAGAGGAAGAGACTGGCGAGAAGTTATCTAGTCAAAAGGAAGAGGAAGAGTTATTAGATATAGAAGTAGAATCAGAAACAGTAGAACCTAACGAGGAAGAATAGTATGAAAGCATTATTTATCACATTAAAAGAGTTAAAGAGAAAGTCTATATTTGACGGTAATCTTGATGCTGACAAACTAGTTCAATTTGTTGAGGTCGCTCAAGACACAGAGATTCAAACTTATTTAGGTACTAAGTTATATGAAAAGCTACAGGCTGATATTATAGCGGGTACGTTAACCGGTAATTATCAAACACTTGTTGAAGACTACATTAAGCCTATGCTTATTTGGTATACTCAAGCGACTTATATCCCTTATGCAGCGTATCAAATATCTAATGGTGGAATATATAAACATAATTCTGAGAATGCTACATCTGTAACTGAATCAGAGATTAGGAATTTAGCTGACCACGCTAATGAGACTGCTGAGTTCTATACGCAGAGATTTATGGATCATATGAATTATAATAGTTCTTTGTATCCTGAATTTACAAGTAATCAGAATGACGGTATGTATCCAGAGAGAGATGTAAACTTTACTGGGTGGGTTTTATGAGTAGAAAAAAGAAGAGGGTTTATAAGCCTAAGAAAGAAAACGAAATTAAATTAAATAGTTACTTAATAAAGAGAGATGAGCAACACGATAAATTGGGGGAGCGTATACGCAGTTAGTTGGTTTGGTAATGTAAACGAGGCTAACTATTGGGGTATTGTTTATCCCTTTGATGCAGACGGTTCATTTCTAAGGATAGATACAACAAACATAACGTCAGATACAACAACATATAAAGCAGACGCAACACAATACTAATAAAAACACAAAATGGCACAACAAAACATAACAATAGGTACTGCTGACGCGGGGAATGGGGATACTTTATTTGCTGCATTCACTAAAACCGAAGCTAACTTCACGGACCTTTATGGTGGAGCAGGTGGAGTAGCTGATGATGCTGTAACCTACGCTAAATTAGGAGATGAATTCACAACTGCATCCGCTATGTCAGCAGATGACGTAGATTTTTCTTCAGCACAAGTATTTACTAAGACACTAGCAGCAAACACTACTTTGACATTTTCAAACGTATCAACAGGGATGGTTAAGGACTTAGTAATAACAGGAAACTTTACTTTAACACTACCAGCTTCTGTTAAGACTATTAGCGGAACTTATGACGGTACGGTAGCAAACCTTATTCAAATAGTATCAACTAACGGTGCAACAGAACAGTGGGCATCAATATCACAAGAAGCATAATTATGGGAAAGAAAGCAATAAACAGAAACGGAGTAATAAAAGTTTACGAGGGAGTACCTAAGACTTTGTATTCTTCAACAGGAACTTATTTAAATGCCCCTGTAATGTCAGAAGGGCAATTAAAAGCTGCAGGTTTGTTTGATGTTGTTATACCTAGTGGTTATGATTCAAGAATCCACGATTTAGGAGAAATCTATTGGGATAGTGCCAATACATATTTTACTTACGACAAATCAAATAAGACTTGGTCACAAAGTTTAGCTGAACTTAAAGAACAAAAAATAGCTAATTTAAAATCTATAGCCCACTCTAAACTTGCTGAAACCGATTGGTATATCACAAGAAGTCAAGAGGGTGTATCAGCCCCACAAGAGGTGTTAGATGAAAGAGATGCTATTAGAGTTTCGGTAACTGATAAAGAAGCTGAAATCAACGCTAAAACAACAAAAGCATCAGTTATTACTTACGACATAAGTTTATAATATGATTGGTAAAAAATTAATAAATACAGGAGGCGCAGCAGAGGCGGTATTCACTCCTTCACAGCATTTTGAAACTGTAACCTATACAGGTAATGGTTCTACACAAAAGATAACAGGGTATATTAGAAAGGGTGGTGCTTTTAATGGGAGTAGTAGTAAAATAGATGTACCAACCATAACTGCTAGTTCAATATCTTTTTGGGTTTATTTAAATAATTTTTCTTCTATACACGCTATTGCTGGGCATAATAGTGATACATCTAAATACTTGTATATACAAACAGATGGTCAAATAAATATGAATGGTGTAAGGATTACTCCCTCTACAAGCATTCAATCAGGAAGATGGGAACATCTTGTATTGACAGAAAGCGGAGGTACTATAACTGCATATTTAAATAGTGTATCAGTTGGAAGCGCATCAGCTAGTATAGATGGTTATAATCAAATTGGAGGAAGAACATCAGGTACGGCACAATATTTAGATGGAAAATTAGACCAAGTAAGAATCTTTGACAAAGCATTATCTTCTTCTGAAGTAACTACTCTATATGGAGAAACCTATGCAA